ACTTCCTTCATCACACCCACTCTCATCTAAAAAGGGTAATGATGAAATGAAAGCAAGTTTTGTTCGTATAGGTCAATCTGTAAGCTGGTCAATCAATAAGGACCCCGACCCACCTTCAACAGTACATGGTGTTGTAACAAGTGTAAATGGAAAAGACAAAGAAGCCACTATGTTAGTTTGGGCTATTAACGAAGATGGTAGTCATAAAAAGACTGATAGAAAAGTTACTATGCCTATCTCTAAGTTGACTGTTATTAAAGATATCACTAAGTAAATACCACACACTTTATAACCATTTGTTATTATTTCTATATATGCACCTAAATAAATCTGTTAACAGTTTATATAGGAGATACACTCGTGAGTGAAATTAAGAATATCGACTTAGAATTTAAAGCGGACGGTGAAGGTAAAGTTTCTGCTGTATTCTCAGTTTTCAATACATTAGATAGTGATGGAGATGTAGTAATCCCAGAAGCTATCAAATCAGGATTTAAATCAGGTTCAGTGCCAATGGTATGGGCTCATAAATGGGATATGCCAATCGGAAAAGGTGCAATCAAACAAGATGGCGATAAAGCTACTTTTGAAGGTGAATTTTTCATGGACACAGAATCTGGTAAAGAAGCATACAATTTAGTTAAAGCTATGGGAGACCTGCAACAATGGTCTTTTGGTTATAGAGTTAACGATTCAGAAAGAGGTAAATTCAAGAGCGGTGATAAGGATGTTGACGCAAGATACTTAAAAGACCTATCAGTCTACGAAGTATCTCCTGTTCTAGTAGGTGCTAATCAAGACACATACACAATGGCTATTAAATCTAATAAAGAACTATTAGAGGAAATGGCTTCTGAAAAGGGTGTTCTTGGTAATTCTACATTTTTAGAAAATGAAGAGCCTGAAGAAGAGCAAACCGAAGAAGAAAAATCAACTTGCTGTGGTGGAGATAACTGTGCCCCAGCAGTAGCAGAATCATCAGACGAAAAAAGTTATGGTAATTGTGACTATGACAAAACAGGCAAATGTGCCAAAGATATGAAAAAGTCTGATGATATAGAGAATTCAGAGGAAGTTTCTAAAACTTTCTCAGATGAGGTCAAAGACGTGCTTGCTGCGTTACATGACTTGATGACACGAACTAACGCCATTGCGATGTTACGTGCCAAAGACGGAAGGAAATTAGGAGTCAAAGCCACTGAAGCATTAAGGGCTGTTCAAGAAGACTTGTCAGATGCATGGACAGAAATTGACCAATTCATCGAACAAGTTGGAACCGAAGGTGCTTTAGAACAAGACTTAGAGGACGAACAAGCTGAAGATATTGAAGATGTTGTAGAAGAACCAACAGATTTAGTAGACACTGAAGAAGTAGCTGTTGAAGCTGAACCAGAAGATGAGGTAGAGAAACCTGCTGAAGAATCTGATGAAGCTGAAGTTACTGAAGAAGTTCCAGTAGATAACACAGAATCAGTCGAAAATGATGAGCTTGACGACGAAGTGTGGATAGAGAGCCAAAGATTAATAGCAGACGCTATTGATGTAGAAGCTCAAAACGACGAAGTATAAGTATATCTAATAGGAGATAATTACAGTGAGTAAAGTAGAAGAGCTTAGAGGAAATATCGCTAAGTCACGTGAAGAACTTAAATCTGTATTTGATGCTCCAGCTGAAGAAGGCAAGTACTCTCATGACCAAAAAGAGAAAATTAAAGGTCTAAATGATGAGCTTGCTGGTTCATTAGACGAGCTAAAGATTGAAGAATCTAAAGCTGCTAATGAAAAAGCTATGGAAGTTAGCAACGAAGTTGTTAATGAACTTCCTGTAGCCGAAGAAGCTCCAGCTGGTATCAAGTCAATAGGTGAGCAATTCACAAACACTGACGCTTATAATAAATATATGAGCAATGGTGTTAAAGGCGTAGATTCTCAAGCAGAATTTAAAACAACATTAAATACCACAGGTTATCCACCAGAGTCATTAAGAGCACCTGGAATATTAGAGACCGCTTTAAGAGACCCAAATGCAATAATTGGATTGTTTGACCAAATCAATACAGACCAAAATGCATATGTATATCTTGAAGAGACAACATTCACAAACAATGCAGCTGAAATTGCAGAAGCAGGAGACATCTCCTCTGCAGGCGAAGGTGCATTGGCATTTACAGAAAGAACAGAAAGCATTCGTAAGATTGCTACTTTCTTGCCTGTAACTGATGAATTGTTGGCTGACGTTTCTGGTATCCAAGGATATGTTAATTCACGTCTCACCACAATGATGAGATTAAGAATGGACAACCAATTACTAAACGGTAATGGTTCAGCTCCAAACTTGACTGGTGTATTATCAAAATCTGGTATTAACACATTTGACTATTCTTCATTCAGTGGAGAATTGAACAGACTTGGACAAGTGTATCAAGCAATTACTGAAATCAGAAAAGACTCTTTCGTAGAGCCTGATGCAGTTGTTATGCACCCAAGTGACTGGTATCAAATCGTTACAGCAGTAACAGACCAAGCAGGAACCTCCTCAGCAGGTTATGCAAGCAAAAACCCATTAATAGTCGCCGCTGGTGGCTTTGGTGGAGACGTTGCTGCAAGACTCTGGGGTCTTAAAGTAGTTCCAAGCACAGCAATCGCAGAAGGTACCGCATTAGTCGGTAAATTCGGTGGTGGCGATGCTGCTCAAATTGTCATGAAGCAAGGTGTAGACCTAGCTGTATCTGACAGCCATAGTGACTTCTTTGCGAAGAATCAACTAGCTATCAGATTAACCATGAGAATGGGCTTTGTGGTCTATAAACCAACAGCTTTCTGTTCTATAACAAACTTCTAAGTTTGATTTAGACGATAGTTTAATGATAAGGGCTTCTTCGGAAGCCCTTTTCTAATACCAACAATTTTTATTTTATAAGTTAGGATTAATCATTATGTATACAATTCCAGAAAAGAACATTTATAAGCTACCTGATGGAAAGTTATGGGAAGGTGACGCAGTTGATGTGCCATATTCTCAAGCAGACCTAATTGCTAAAGCTGGTAAAGAATACCCTACTGATTGGCTCAAAGAGCAAGGTTGGGGTAAAAAAGCTAAAGCTGAGAAGAAAGCTCCAGCTAAAAAAGCTGAGAAAAAAGCTCCAGCTAAAAAGGCTCCAGCCGAAAAAGCAGTTAAAAAATCAGACGTAGAAGATAAAGCAGTTAAAAAAGACGTCGAAGACAAGTAGGAGGTCTAAATGGCTTTCTCAACGGCAGCTGACGTAGAGTCTTATACCCAAATAGACTTTGACTCAAGCATAGAGACTCATTTAACTAACAATCTTATACCTTTCGTTGATGCCGCTATAAATCAATATGTCGGTTATAACCTTTCATACGGTACTAAGACTGAGACATTTACTGGCGACCAAACACACGAAATATTTTTAAGACATCTACCTATACATTCTATTACATCTGTAGTGGAAGATGATACAACATTAACAGAAGGTAATTCTTCTGATTTTGTTTTTTATGATAGTGGTAGGTTAAGAAGATTAGGTAAAAGATGGTCTTATGCTAAAGAACAGAACATTGTAGTAACTTATGTATCTGGGTACACAGCATTTAATGGTGGAGTATCAACTGATTTACCAATACAAATAAAAATGGTTTCTGCAAGAGCTGCTGCAAGAATACTAGAAAACACTTTATCAGTATCATCACAACAAGAACCTGGAGAAATATCCGCACAAGGTTCTTCGACTGCTGGTAACTTTAATTTAGCAATGTCAGAAAGAATAGGTGATTATTCAGCTGATTACGGAGTAGGTGTTGATGCACTATCGACAGCACCATTAACTCAATCAGATATGAATCTATTGTCACCCTATAGAAAGTCCTACTTTGTGTAATGCCTAATAAGCAGACCCCATCAATAGAAGAGGCAAAAGAATTATTTAAAGCTAACCCTCATTACAAGTTAAAAGACTTTGCTAATGATTGGGGTGTCTCTATAGAACGTGTAAGGCAAATTAAAAAAGAAGCAGGTATAGTTCCAATGTCAGAAATAGATTTAAGTATTGTCGAAATAATTTTAGAGAGAATAAGAAACGGTGAAGCAACTTTGACTAATCGTGAGCTATATAAAGGATTACCAGTAGGTTACGACAGATTTAGAACATGGATGATGAAAGATTCTAGTATTAAAGAACAATGTGATTTAGCTAGAGAGGAATACTTATCTACTGATAAAGTAGAAAAGAAATGCTACAAATGTGAGATTATAAAACCCATAGATACATTTAATAGAAGTCAAAAGTATCAAGATGGATTCAATAGATATTGTATGATTTGTCAGGAACAGATTATAGAAGAAAAAGATGATGTTAAAAGAAAGACTTGTTTTATGTGCAAGCAATCTCTATCAGTAAAATCTTTTAACAAAAATAGAACTATGAAAGACGGATATTCTTTATTTTGTAAGAATTGTCAAAGAAAAGAACGTAGGTCTAAGAGAAGACTAAATAACTTAACTTCCTAATCTAACTGCTAGATTTATAGTATGGCAGGCTCATATCCCGAACGTTTATTAATACACAGAATTTCTATTCAAAGAACTGTTGGTGCTAATTATGACACTCGTGGTTTAGATTCAGATGTATGGACTAATGTAGCTACTAATGTACCTACTCGTATGGTCTTTGGTAATGAAACAGAAAGTAGAGATGGTAGAAATACTGTCGTGCAAAACTGGTCAGCATACTTTACTGGTACAGTAGATTTAAAGTCATCTGATAGAATTTATTGGGATGATGAAGACCAATATTTTGAAATTAGTAGTGTAAGGAAAAGTCACAATCGAGTAGGCAGATTATTCTCAGTAACAGCTGAACTTATTTATTTCGAATAATGCCTAATATATCAACCAAAAGTGTTGCTGGTCAGTTTGGTGAAGAAACTAAGGTAATAACAAAAAAGACCTACGTATCTGAAGGTCGTAAAGATGTCCTCTTATCGAGAAAACAAGAAGCCACAGCTTTCAGTGTTCTAAGATATTATAACTGGTCAAAGTCATTTGGAATGAAAACTCAGTTTCTTAGTAACATGTCCAATGCATCATATGGTATATTACAAACTTTAAATACAGTTTCTGCTTTCGCAACTTCTGATAGTTTAGTTCGTTCTATTGCTGCTCGTTATGGTTGGGTTGTAGCTGGTAGAGCTTTTGGTAGAGTGCAAGGTAAAGTTTTACCACAGGGTGGAGGACCTTTTGGTAGGTTTGCACGTGTTAAAGGTGGTCAGTTTTCAAGAAAAGTATTAGGTAATTTTATGAATTACTTTACTACAACGACTATGGAATTTGAAAATGTAGCTGGTACTCAAAGAAAAATAATGAAGCAATTGCAAACTGCTGGAAGTATAGGACCAACTTGGGCTGGTATGGCACTAGCTGAAGCTATAACTGGAGCACCTGACCCTTATGCTACACAGGCTAGAAAAGTTATGAAAGGTGGTAGGGAAAGAACAATGAAAAGAGATGCGGGTTTTGCCTCAGATGCAGAAGCAGGTAAGACAGATTCGTATTTAAGTAAAAGAGCAGACATATTACAAAATATGGGTTCTGCTGGTATGAGTGCTCCTGAAATGACATATTTAATAAAAGCAATGGAACAAGGTGGCGACCCTGACGACATAATGAAAAAATATAATGCCCTTAGTTCAGACATAATGAATACTTTGAACAAACACTCAAAACTAGGAGCTGGTGGAACTACAGGTCACAAAGGACAACGTGCAAGGTTTATTCAGCAAGACATGACTGACAGTATGGGTAGACCTGTCATGGAAACAGCTTCCAATATTACTGGATATGATGATTCAGGTACTCTTGGATTTGGAAGTCATTATCTACAAAATCAGTTTAATGATGGTACTGGTGGAGGTCCTAGTTTTTATCCTAAAGCAAATAAAGAAGAATCTGTAATCAGAGGTGGTAAAGCTTCTGTAATTGAATATTCCACTACAGATGATACATTTGGTAGTTATACACAATTTAACGAAGATGCCACTCAAGTACAACAACAAAGAGTAAATGAGATACTTTCTGAAGCGTTAGGTGTAGATTTATACAAAGGACCTCAACAAATATTTGAAAGTTTTTTTGGTGGCTCTAGTACTCAAATGGGTCCTAGTGAAATGAAGTATGGTAAAGATTCTAAGAAAACAAGTTACCAAAAAATTATTGACCCAAAAACTGGTAAGTATGCAGGAAGTAAAGAAGTTATTACTGGTGGTACTATAAAAGATAAGACTGGAGAATACAGTCAAGTAAGCAATCAGTTAGACCATACTAATTATAGACTTGTTCGTTCTTCTAGTAATCCCAAAGAGCATAACTATATTGCTTCACGACCTGATATTATTAAAGGTTTAAGAATGATAGATGCTAAAAATCTTCACAAGAAAAATCCAAAAGGTGGATTCTTAGCTTACGGTATAGAGCTTTATCAACATAAAGGTCTTAGAGATGTTGAACAAATAGAATATGGTGGTCCAGCTACTGACTTGTCGAGAAGTTTAAGAAACAGAACAGATAGATATGTATATGCTAGAAGTATGTTTGTTCATCAAGCAGCACAAAAAGCTGCTAACAAATTAGGTTTAGATGCAGACTTAAAATTTTCAAACCGTAAAGCAGACGTTATGGGAACTCTGAGGCAACGTCAGACTAAAGCTATTGCTCAATATCAAAAAGATAAAAATCAGCATACTTCTACAAAAGGTGGATTTACATTATTAGTAGATAAGAGAGTAAGGGAAATACTTAAAGAAGATTTAAAACGAGCCAGAAGTCCAAGGGTTGTAGACGGTAATAAGCTTAAATTTAATGATATGAAAGTATCGGATAATTTAATTCAAGCTGGAGAATACAATAGCCTCAGAAAAGGTGCTAACACTGTTTACTTCACTGATGATGCAGGAAATAGATTATCACATACTCTAAGTCCTAAAGATTATCCACCAGAATTTTTAAATGAATTTGATAAGTTAAGAGAAGATTTAAAAAAGAATTTCACAAGTGTATCTGGAGATATGCCTTTATCTGATGAATATTACTTATCAGGTGCTTTTGCTAGGTCTGATGCTCGAAGAAGACAAGCAGGTATTTTAAGTGATGACTTAGGTAGAAACGAATTTGGAAACAGAAGACAGCTTACACCTACTCAATTAAGAAGACAAAACTTTAGAGTTAGGGGTGGTGTTTATACTGAAGATGACATTTTGAGCCAAGCACTTGCTGAAACAGCAGAAGAATTATTTCCAGAATATTTGTCAGAACTTTCTGTTATACAAAAAGGAATTGAAGACAAGATAAAGATTAAAGTTGAACAAGGTCAAGCTGCAATCAAAAAACAAAAACTTAAAGGTGAAGCAAAACGTAGGGCATATAACGACTTAGAATTTGAAGCAGACCAAATGTACGAAAAAGGATATCAAGATGCTGTTACACAAGCAAATGCTAAAGTTCTCGGTAATTTAAATGCTACTCATCCTGTAGTAAGAGAAAAACTAGATGATATAAACAAGCAGATTGAAGGTGTTATTAGAGGTTCTGGTAACAGGAATCTAAATCAATTCAAAATGGCACCTATCATGATTCAATCTAAATATACCCAATACCACAATGCATTAATGAAAGGTGATGGAGCAGTAGCTAAAGACATACTTAATGAGTTGACCGACGATGGAAAAATTAAATTAAAAGCAGTTGAAAATCATTTAGGATACAGAATGGAAATGATTGGTAACCAGGCAAATGGTAATCCTATTTATAGAAGAGTTCCATTATCAGAGAGTAATAATTATCAAACTGAGGTAGAAGTTTTTAGGGGCACCCCTTATAAAGAAGCAACTGCGATTGTTAACGGTAAAGAAGTAAAATACAAGATTAGAGTAGATGAAGACGACCCAGGTGTCAAAAATTATAGAGATTTAGAAAGAAACCAAAAAAAAGGTAACGCTGGTTTAAATGATATAGGTGGTGTTGGTTCAAACATAAACAAAAGCAAATCAAATAAATTTGGCGACCCAACAGGACAACAAGCTTTAAAGGAATTAAAAAAAGGTGATTATAGATTGTTTGGTGGTATTGGTAATGCAACTGACATATCTTCTGAGAAACTTCTTGAAGGAGTAGATAGTATGTTAGACAGTCCTCAATCTAAAGACCTCATGCGTGCTTATAAGGATGTACGAAGTCATGTTATAGTAAACGGCTCAGGAACAATAATAGGAGGTTTATATGGTGGTGAAGGTCAATTTGAATCTATTGCAGGTGGTCAGACTGGAAAAGCGACTCCTAAGTTTAAAAAAGCTTTAACAAGAATTAGTTCACTTAGTTATAGTGATGAGGAAATGTTTACCCTTCTACACCTATTCCTAGCAGTAGAGGAGAATCAAGAAGTTAAAAAGGAACTAATTGCCGTATTTGACCCAACAACTGATTATGGGAAACTAGCTACAGGTCAAAGTGCTAGAAGAAAAGGACATGCATTAGGTGAGAGATTTGGTGGTGGGTCTAGGGTTTTAGATTCATTTATGATAGAACAAATGAAAGCAGTGCTAAGAACTAATTCAAACAAAAGTAAGATAGATTTATTTTCTCTTGTAAGAGTTAGATTAAGGTAATAACCTAAACTTTCTTTAAATAAGTTAGTATGAAAATATGCCAAATACATTAGATACAGGTCAAAAAGCACCACCTGACGCAGAAATTATATTGCGTAAATGGGCTATGGGACAATCTGCTATTACTGACATTGTTGGACAAAATATAGCTACTAGATTACCTAGGGAAGCAGCACTACCTTTTTTAACTTTATATAGAGCAGGTGGACAATTAGTAAATCCTATGTCAGAAGTACACATGCAAGCAGCTCTAATGCCTATGGATTGTTTTGCTGGTAAATGGGGAGGGTCAGCTAACACTGGTACTCCTGATTATGGAAAAGCATATGAACTTTCAAATGCCGTGATTCAGTCAGCTTTCAACTATAGTAATGGGTATATAACATCTGATGATGCTACTCCGTTAAGAGCGAAGATTTACGGGTTTCAAATAATGCAGATGCCTACCAGAGTAGAAGAAACTGCCACTGGATTAGGTAGGTACTCAATAGCATTGAGTATGATGTACAGAGCAGTATAGGAGATTTTATGTTTGGAAAAGAAGATAAAGTTAAAATTAAAGTAAAGCTTAATCCTTTGTTCACACAGAACAAAGCAAAAGACGTTGTGACTGGCATTATGTTCAGTCAAAACGAATGGGTGGAAATTGAGTCCTCAGACTGGAATAGACTGAAGGATAAGACTTGGACACTAGCTGGAAAAGCCTATCCTTTACTTATTGAAGTTGATGAGGAAGTCGCTGAAGAAGAAGACAATGATGCTTCAGATGACTATGTGGGTAAAGACATTGAAGACTTTGCCAAAAATGGCAGTGTCTTGCAAGATACTGAAGTAGAAGAAGAATAATTAGGAGATAATTATGCCAAGTACAAATGGTACAATATCTGAAGTTATTGTCGGAACTGGTGTACTTTATGTTGCAGCAATCGGTAATGATGGTAATGCATCTGGCGATTACGTAGCATTCCCAACAGACGACGGTGCAAATGCATGGGCTGACCCTGCATCTGGCTGGCTTGACGTTGGATATTCAGAAGACGGTTGGACTCTTGAAATGGATAAAACATTTGAAGACATAATGGTTGCTGAAGAAATAGACCCAATTGCTACTTTCAAGACTGCTCAAGAAGTTAGATTAACTGGTGAACTTGCACAAGCTTCACAAGCTAACATTCAAGTAGCTCTTGGTGGTGGAACAATAACAACTGGTGACGGTTCAAATGGTTATGTCTCAGGATATAACGCAATTTTGCCACCTTCAACAGATGACTTTGATGAGAAATCATTACTGTTAATTGTTGACGGACCTAATGGTGCTGATAGACATGTAGAAATTCCACGTTCTATAAACGTTGGAGCTTTCTCAATGGCTCATCAAAAAGCCCCACAAAAAGTTGTTATAGGAATTGAGTTTAAGGTACTTAAACCAAAATCCGTGTCACAATACACAGACTTATTCAGAATCATTGATAATACAAATGACTCTGAAGTGTTTGACATTAACTAAGATAGTTAAAATTAAATAATAATGATTATGATTGGAGGTCGGCGTGGCTGACAAAAGATACAAAGACTTTGATTCTGCAACAAAAGAATCAGAGAAAGAACCTATTCAGGTTAAATTAAACGAAAAAATATATACATTTCCCCCTGCACTACCTGCTAGAACTGTTTTAGCACAAATGCGTTGGATGGATGAAACAGGAGCAATGCCTACAGCAGCTGTACCAGAGTGGTTGTCATCAATAGTTGGTGAAGAAACAATGGAAGAAATTCTTGACGAAGGTGCCACATGGACACAGTTAGAAGAATTGTTACAGTATTTGTTACAAGAATATCAGATAGTTCAAGACGTAGACGAAGAAGTCGAAGTCGAACCTGAAGAAGGCGAAGACGATACCCCAAAATAACTTTTGAGACTATCGAGATAATTTATCGTTGGTCTCAAATAGAAGCAGATTTTCAAAGACACTATTCTATAGAAGACGCAGGTATAATAACCTGGAGACGGTTCATGGTGTTACTTGTGAATCTTCCTGTAGATGAATCCGTATTTTATGCTCCATTTTTTAGTGCAGCACAAGAAGGTACTTCTTATAAATCTAAAGAAGGAACGGAACCACCTAAAGGTTGGGTCAAAACAGAACTTGATAGAATTCGAGGACGTAACAGACCAAGAAAGCAATTATCAGTTGAACAGTTTGTAAAGGAGAGCAAGCGACAAGGTAAAACGAGATAGGATATGGCTAAAGACGCATCGATAAAGGTGATGCTGGAGTTCCAATCGAACAACAGCTCTCTCTCAAAAGCAACTAAAGGTATAGCAAATGAATTAAGTGGTCTTCAAAGAAAGACTGCAACTGTTGCTTCCTCAATGGCGTCCTTCGTACCAGCATTCGCCGCTGTTGGTGCCTCAGCATTCGCCGCTTTCTCATTCGCTGGTAGAGCAGCAGTACAATTTGAAGATTCATTTGCAGGCGTAAGAAAAACATTAACATTCACAGGAAGTGCTGCAAAGGCACAAGAAGCAAACTTTAAATCCCTATCTAAAAATTTAGTTGACCTTTCTAGGACTACACCAATGGCTGCTACTGAGTTAGCAAAAATTGGAGAGATTGGTGGTCAGTTAGGTATATCTGCTGGTGCTATAACAAACTTTACAAAAACTATTTCTCAATTAACTGTTGCTACAACTATGTCAGCAGAAGAAGCATCATTTGCTTTATCAAGGCTTGCAGCGATTACAAGATTACCTGAAAGAAACTTAGGTAACTTAGCGTCTGTATTAGTTAGATTAGGTAACGAATTTGCTGCTACAGAATCTGAAATAGTTAACACAGCTATGAAGATTGCTTCTGCTTTAGAAGTTCTTGAATCATCTACATCAAACACTGCTGCTGACTCTTTAGCTTTAGCAGCTGCTTTGAAACAGGTAGGTCAGCAAACACAAGCTGGTTCTACTGCTGTTGCAAGGTCATTAGACATTATGGCTACATCTGTAATGGAAGGTGGTAGAGAGCTATCTATATTTGCAAAAGTATCAGGAATGACATCAGAGTCATTTGCAAAATTAGCACAAGCTGCACCTGCCCAAGCTTTCGTTGCATTCTTAGATGGATTACAACAAGTAGGTAACGCTGGTGCAAACACAGTTCAATTATTAGAAGAATTAGGATTAGGTCAGCAAAGAACACTTAGAGCTTTACGTTCTATGGCTCTTGCTTCTGATGATGTAAGAGAAGCTATGAAATCTGCAAATGAAGAGTTTGCAGTTAATAATGCTCTTCAAACTGAGGCAGAAAAAAGATATGAAACTGTTGTATCTCAATTAGGAATTTTAAGAAACAATGTAAATGCATTAGGTATTGAAGTTGGAAATAATACTCTTGGTCCTATTAATTCATTAGTTAGTATGCTCACCACAATTACTGGTGGTACTACAACTCGAAATCTAAGAAACATAGCTGCTGGATTTACTGCAACTGCAGTAGCTATAAACCTTGTAGTCGCATCACTTAAAAAAATGACACAATTAAATCAAGTGGCTATGAGTGCTGGAATGATGGGTAGTGGCGTAGATAATAAAATTAGATTAATGAACGATGGTCTTCGTGGTGCTGGCGAAAGAAACAATTTTGCAAATGCAGCTATGCTAATGAGCTCTGACCAACAGCAAATTGGTTTGAATAGGGAAAGCTATTTAGCACAACAAGCATCTTTAGGAAGAAACACAGCTGGTATGACAAACATACTTGATGCAGCACAAATCCAAGGTATAGATGTTTTTGATAGTGCTGAAAATAAAAGACTTCTTGATAGATTTGGAGGTCAACTACCAACTGGCGACCCTTCTGAGCTTACTATGATGGGTGATGATGGTGTCGAACAACAATTAGGTGCAAGAGACCAGGACAGAATACGATTATTGCAAGCTATTAATCAAGAGGAACAAAAAAATATTACCATAAGTAAAAAGCAACTTGAATTAGAAGAACGACGTAATCAGATTCTTACTAAGATTGCTGCACTAGAAGATAAAATTGGTAACGAAAAAGGTCAGGCTACTGCTGCTACGGCTAAAAGTAATTCACAGAAAGCTATAGACGCACAAGCAGGAATGAATAGAGCCGCAACTGGTGCTGGTAGTGACGAGGCAATAGAGTTCATGACAAAAAATAATGAAATAGAAGAATTTGATAACTTGAGGCAAGATGCTCGCTTAATGGCTAAGGAATTTGAAAAACTAGAAGAGCAGGAACGACAATTAAATGCCATGACTGATAAAACTTCAACAGAGTTTAGAGAGTTAACTAAGAGTATTGACAAAACAAA